CGGCGAGCCGCTCAACGGCAATATGTCTGCGGAAGATCGCTACCTGCAGACTGTCACCGACATTCTGGCCGATCAGGATGATGAGGTGACGCGCCGTGAAGAAGTGATGGCGGCAGAGGCACTGCGCACGGGCAAGATCATCGTCAGCGGTGAGGACTATGAAACCCAGATTGTTGATTATAATCGGCCAGCAAATCACACGCTTGCTCTGACCGGTGCGGATCGCTGGGGCGAGGCGGGCGTATCCATCCGCAAATCTATCCGCTCATGGGCGACACGTGTTGCCACCACATCGGGCGGTGCAGCCACAGAAGTGATCCTTGGGGCAGAGGCAGCAGAATTGCTGCAAAGCGATCCTGAAATTCGTGAAATTCTGGATAACCGCCGCCAGATGGGCGGTGAAATGCAATTCGGCCCTGTTGCTGCCGGTTCTGAGGATATGGTGGCGATTTATCTTGGCACTGTCGGGCAGTTCAACTTCTGGCAATATACCCAGCTGTTTGAAGATGATCAGGGAAACAATCTTGAACTGTGGCCAAGTTTCGGCGTTGGTGTGGTTGCTCCAAGCCAGTTCCAGGGCTTTATGGCGCATGGTGCCATTCAGGATGTGGCAGCGCAGATGAGGCCGTTGTCTCGCTTCCCGAAAATGTGGAATGTCGAAGATCCGTCGGCAACCTTCCTGATGACACAGAGTGCGCCACTGCCGGTACCAGGTGATGCGTCTGCATCGCTCTTTGCCATGGTTCGCTAACCACTTAATTTGAGAGGAATGAAACTATGGCGAAAGTCAAAACTGTGCGGCAGGCCTATGCGGTAACGCTGACCATTGCTGGTAAAGATGTGCCGCCTGGTACCGCAGTCACCCTGCCACAGGAGGAAGCGGATAAAATCGCCGCTTTGTTTGGCACTGTGCCGGAGGATCGATCTCTACCGAAGCTACAGGAAGTGACAAAACCTCCCGCGCCGGTAAAGACTACTGATCTGGATGCGCTGAATGCGGAACTTGAAGCGGCTCAGCTTGTCTATGACAATACCAAGGAAGCGCTTGCAGAGCCGGATGCCGGTGATGAGCAGCTCGCGGCTTTTGAAGCAGCGGAAGAGCGCCTGAATGCTGCGGAAGCGGCATTGGAAAAGGCGGGCGGCGAATGAGCCGTCCTGCCATTTTCTCCGATATGGCCGATGCTTTTGTCTCTGGTCTCGGCAACGTCGAAGCCAGTGTCACTATCAAGGGTAGTCCTGTCCTGTTGACCGGTATTTTGCGAAAAGTTCGGGAGACAGATTTGCTCGACATCGAAGGTATGGGGCTGGAAGGGGTGAGCTATAGCTTTGCAGCTTCTGGCACAGCGCTCGATGGTGTTCGTCAGTCTGATACGATCACAATCATTCGTAGTGATGATGCGCAGGATATCGGTAGGGTTTTTGTGGTGGCTGGTCATGTTGATGACGGGCGAGCGATGAAACGCCTACTTCTGCATGAGGATGAATAATCATGGTGCATCTTCGACAAACGATCCTTGATAAGATCAGAGAGCAGCTCCAGCCGGTCGCAGCACAATATCTGGGCATTGTTACACCAATGCGCTCAACGGCAGTGCCGGAGGAGGATTTGCCCTCCTTCACAGTGCTCTACACCAGTGACCAGACGACGCCTGATGGTGTGGTCTATGATGATGTCACTCGCCAAGAACTGACGCGGCTCAATCATCGGCTTACCGTCAATGTGGTCATTCATTTTAAAGGTCGCAAAGATCCGTCTGCAGAGTTTGATCTTTTGGCGGCGGCTGTCGAGAGCGCATTGCCTCCATCAGATTTGGGCGGATTGGTCATCGATATGATTTTGTCTGCCACAGATCATTTTATCGATGCCGGTACGGCGCAGAGTCTTGGTGCGGGACGCATGGTGTTTGATGTGATTTACCGCACATATGCAGGCTATCCCAACTTGCAAGCCTGATCGCAAACCATTTATTCCATTTATTTAAACAGGAGATAAGTCCATGGCTTTAGGTCGTGAGCTTGTGATCAAGCGTCTGATGACGCCGGATGATTTTGTCTCGGTGTGTGTGACAGAATCCCGCTCATTGGAAATCAACAATGAAGAAATCGACATCACCAAGCCCAATTGTGCTGATCCAGGCAGCAAGCTTTTGTTGCAGCTGATGTATGGCATCCAGCGTATCAATGTGCAGCTTGACGGTGCTTTCGTCAGCAACACTGCCTCCAAGGCCATGATCGGTGATGCAGTCAATCAGGTTGTCACGCCGTATCAGGTGGTGGTGCCCGGGGTCGGGACATTCGAAGCTGACTTCCTGATTTCGCTGACATTCTCGGGCGATAAGACCAATGAGCTGCAGTGTCAGGGGCGAATGTCTGCAACCGGCACTGTTGGCTTTACTCCGGCAGTATCACCATGACGGATGCTTTACCCAATCCTCTCCGTGGTGAAGCTGCCTGCCGGATCGGCAATACGGATCTGGTCTTGGTTGTTGAATTTGGCCGGTTGGCAACGCTTTGTGAGGTGGCTGGTTGTGACACGATGGATCTGCTCTATACGCGGTTGATCGGCTTTCATCCCAAAACTGTGATGGCAGCCCTACGTGTCCTGACCAAGCATCCGGATGGCGACAAGGTAACGCGTGATCTGGCGCACAAAGCCATCGCAGAGCTGAGTGCCGCGGATGAACAGTCATTCCGCAAAGCTATCACCAAAGCTCTTTCCGGCCATATCAATGATGGCAAGAAACTGCGCGGTGAGACCGATCATCTCAATCAGTTGGAAAAGGCATTTGAGCAGGCCACATCGGGAAACGCACTGAGCCCCTCGTAATTACTAATCAAATCCAGCAAATGCTTAGTTTTGCAACCGGAGTATTAGGGTGGTCGCCGGAAGTCTTTTGGCGATCCACATGGCCGGAGCTGGAGTCGGCTATCGAGGGGCGTACCGGTAAACGCTCAAAAGACATTATCACACCGGCAAGGGCGGCAGAGATTGCCCGTCATTATCCACCTACCAAATCCATCAGATAGGGGAATTCATGTCCCGTAATGACATCATGGCGTTTATCGGCGCCAATGCCCGTGGCTTCCATGATGCCATGACCCGTGTACGCGGTGATACCAAGGCAACTGCCAAGAATGCGCAACGGGAATTCTCTGATCTATCTGCTGGTCTTAACCGTTCTATGTCTTTGGTAAAGGGAGCATTGGCAGGTCTTGGTATTGGCCTTTCCATTCAGGGCGTTAAGCAAATTGTTGCCGATATCGGCAATATTGAGACTGCTGCTAAGCGAGCTGGCATGACTATTAAGTCATTCCAGCAGATGAAATATGTCGCTGAAACCAACCGCATTGAAGTTGATGCGATGGCCGATGCCTTTCGTGAGTTAAACCTGCGGGCAAATGAATATGCCCAGACTGGCAAAGGCTCCGGTGCAGAAGCTTTTGCTCAGCTTGGTATGTCTCCGGAGGAGGTCAAGCAGCGGCTCAAAGATCCTGCAGATTTTATGCTGGAGATTATCGATCGTACCCGCCGCCTGAAAGACACTGCCGCCGGTATCCGTATTTTTGATGAGATCATGGGTGGTCAGGGTGGTGAGCAGTTTGTGTCCCTGATTGAACAAGGGCGAGATAAGCTGACCGAAACCATTAAAGAGGGCGAGGAGCTTGGCCGTGTTCTCTCCGATGATGTGGTGCAGGCTGCTGCCGATGTTGATAAAGCCTTCGTTGATATCACGAATACAGTATCAACGAGTTTGAAAGCCGCGATTGTTTCTGCGGCTTTGCAACTTCGCTACTTTCTTGACTTGTTCAATACAGTTGAGAACCGATCGCTGGATACTCTTATGAAACAGCGGGATGAGAAGCAGCGTGCCTTAAATATGAAAACAGGCGATTATCGCGGCGCATTTTTGCCTCCTAAAGAGCAGATTGAAAAAGAGCTCGCTGAAATTGACGCTCAAATCAAGGCACACAAGGATAAGCAAAAGCTCCCTAATCAGCCTGATGATAGTATCCTGCCACCTGTTACGCCTTATATTCTGCCTGAAGATAAAAAGAAAAAGACCGGCGGATCGCGTTTGGCAAAAATTACCGATGCTGAACGTGAGAAAAAAGCGATTGATGATCTGATTACCTCACTCGAAGAGGAGTTGGCGCTTGTCGGGCTTACTGATGAGGCACGAGATAAGGAAATTGCCCTTCGTAAAGCCGGTGCCAGTGCAACGGATGCTCAGCGTAATCAGATCACAGCACTGATTGAAGCGCGTTATCAGGAGCAAAAGGCGGTCGAGGCCGTGGAAGAGCAGCTTCGCCGCAATGCTGATGCAGCTCTTGATCTGGCTGATATCTCCATGAATATGATCGACACAATCATTGATGGTTCATTCAGCGCAAAAGAAGCATTAGCTGGGCTGCTCCGACAAATGGCGCAAGCTCTGCTTATGGGGCAGGGTCCATTGGCAAACCTGTTTGGGATATCGCCTCAGTCTTCTGGTCTCGGCGGTCTGTTTGGAATGATGTTCGGCGGCGCGCGCGCAGCGGGTGGGAGTGTAACACCCGGCAATCTCTATCGCGTCAATGAGAAGGGGGAGGAATTTTTCTCTCCCGGCGCTCATGGCCGCATTATTCCGCATGACGGTGCAGGCGGTGGCGGTGCATTCTCTTTCGCGCCGGTTTATCAAATTGATGCACGTGGGGCAGATCAGGCTGCTGTAACAAGATTGGAAGCTGGCCTGAAGAAGACCAATCAGGAAATGCAAGCGCGGGTGATCCAGACCGTTCGGGAAGCTCAAAGCAAATTTGTAAAGTTGGGATAGGGTGCTCAGGCTTGGCAATGCCAAACCTGAGCCCGATTTATGATGCAGTAGCTTGTCTCTGATCGCGTTTAGCCTGATTAACGCTAGCTGCTTTTTTCTGTCTGCCACGTTCCATAGGGTTGATGAGGCTTTTTACCTGCTTGTTGGGAATATTACGCATTCCTTCATGGGCGTGGCGTGTATTAAACGGAATTTTGTTGGCTTCAGCATGTTTCTTTAGCTCGAGAGCGTGCTGCGCATTTTCAACAAGTTCTTGTTTGGCGGCCATCTGGCGGCGGCGCTCAACTTCAGCATTGGTTCGGCGCATCGCCATTGCCAGAACGCTGAGTTTAGTTTTTGAGCCATCATCTGCCTTTGATGCGGCACCGCCTTTTGGTGCAGTTTTGCCCCTGATTTCTCGTCGTCTTTGGTGCGCTTGAGTTTTAGCTTTTTCGCGCCGCTCACGGAGCAGTTTAACAAGTGAGGTTAGATCAGCGTCGGGGAGGGATTGAAGAGCCGGATGGCGCGTTTTGTCCACCAATGCAAATTCATCTGCATTTAGCGCACGTTCTTCTTCTTTGCGGGTGATTGCCACGTTCCTTTACCTCCATACAGTCACAAATATCGAAAACCAACGTCACAGTTTTGAAAAGGTTCCATATTCGTTATGGCTCTTACCTACCCATTAGATATTCTTGCTGGTTTCCCCGGTTGGTCAACGGAGTTCGATCTGTTGTACAGGCAGGAATATAGCCGGACAGCAGGTGGTACGACGATTGCCAAGGATATGGGCACGCCACTGTGGAAGGCTTCTTTTCAATCCGTAATATTGCAACCGAATGAGCTTGATATCTGGCGGGCACGTTTAAAAGCGGTGGACGGCAGTTTACAGCAGTTTAGTGGCAGACCTATGAGCCGTTGTTTTCCGATTGCTTATCCGAATGGTACGGGCATTGGCGATGTATCTACGGCGAGTATTGAAGGTATTGGGGCAGATAACAAATCTATCGCTCTTCAAGGTATGCCGGTTTGGTTCTCGATAACAATCGGTGATTATGTGCAAATCGGAACAAAACTTTATCAGGTATTAGAAAGTGCAGTTGCGAATGCTTCAGGTAAAACCACGCACTTCGAACTACGCCCGCATCTGGCTCCCGGTACAGCTGTTGGCAATGTGGTTACACTAATCAAGCCATCGGTGCCGATGATCATTCTGCCGGGGTCGCTGACCACATCTACAGAGCTGAGCACAGGGCGTGGCACAATCTCGTTTCAGGCGGTGGAGGCTCGTTAGTTCGTTTTAACTTTTTTAACTGAACGCTTAGAAGTAAGTTTTTTTGGAGTGGCTAGCAAACTTGCTTCGTGAGCAAGGCGTTCATTTTTTAACCGGAGTGTTTTGGCTACTCGTTTTTTATACTCAGTCTCGATTATAGCGATTGCGATTTTGTGCGTAATAGTAGCTTTAGACTCAGAGGCTGAGGGAGAGGTATTCTTAAATGTTTTTTGCATAAGATCTTCTTGGTTTGTATTATTCACATTATGCTCCGTTTTTATTGGTACCGATAGTTTAGGGGCGATGCCTAGATAGCCCCCCGCCAATTCTTTTCAGAATGCTGCCGAGCTTAGTAGCGTCCTTTAATTGCGAGGCTGAACTTTTATGAGCAATTGAAATTTGTTTTTCAGTAGCAACATCTTGATGAAAATGACGCTGTTCTATGATTGCATGTGGAGGCTGTCTCCCTCCAATTGCTTTTAGAATATTACTCATGATATTCCTCCCAGTGTATTTAAAATGAAGATGTAAATGAGAAAAGTCGGAACATGAAATGATCACTTAACCATCTCATTTATCTTCAAATTTTGTATATTAGATTTAATATAATACAGAAAATATGTGATATAACTTGTTATAATTATTATATAATATGTAATTGTGTCTTATTTGCAGTGATTGACCGTTTGTTATGTTTTTGATCGAGTCAGATTTTCTGAGATCAGGAGATACCTGGCCAGTTTGTAATTTTTATCTGCTCATATATGCATCTATCAAAGGCAACGATTGATATGATGGCTCATTGTTTAAGGAAGTGACATCTGGGTAAAATTTGAAGTCAAATGGCTCAGAAAATGTTCGTTTTATGCGCAAGAACAATCTTTAGAGCTGCGTTTATGAGGTTTTATCGAAAAGGTGAAATTCTTATGCCAAAATCCCAGATACTTCTGCTGCATGTTTAAATGCAATCCGCGCACTTTGCGTGCTTCCATGATCATGTGAACACCTAAGGCAGGCTGTTATAGCTTCTCCCATACTATCCAGATCAAAACGCTGCCAATCGGAAAGCATAAAATTCTCCGCATCAGCAATATTACCGATTGAATGTGTGATGCCGTCTGAAATTTTAATAACGACGGCTTCATCCCAATAAATTAAATCCATGAGTTCATACCTCCTATTAAGATAACGCAGAGTTATCCAGAGTGTTCCTGAAGAAGGTGCAGCAATGCGATATATTTCAGCAGAAAACCAGCATGCGCTTGAACAGCGGATGTTGGTAGCGCGTGACTTTCTCTGGCTTGTTGCACGTGACCGACAGACTGGTGCTCCGGTAACGGAAGGTCTGTGGTCTGACGTGGGGAATATCACGGCAGATGTGGTCAATCCGGATAATGGTATACCTGAAACACGTGATTGGTATGGAACAGGTTCTCTGGTTTCCATTGACGATATTCCGCTCATCGCCAATCTTTCCGTGCAGAATGTCACAATCCGCATGTCGCAGGTGCATGAGGAAGTTGAACGGATTGTCCGTGATTATGATTGCCGTCAGGCGCGGGTAGAAGTCTATCGTGGCCTGTTCAATCCGGAAACACGTTTGATGGTCGCTCCGGCTGAGTGCCGGTTTGTTGGCTTTGTCGATAAGATTGAACTGAAAACGGCGTCTGAGAATGAGGATGGTGCAGTCACTATGACCTGCGCCAGCCACACACAGGAATTTACCCGCTCCAATACAGAGACGCGAAGCCATGCCTCACAAATCCTGCGCGACCCGAACGATACCTTTTACAAGGATGCGGCCACGGTTGAAGAATGGGAAGTGTTCTGGGGTTCCGAAAAGGGCAAGGTGCCGACACAGAAGAAGCGACGCAAATTTTTGGGGATTTTCTGATGATCCGACATGCCGTCACTTCTGACAAAATCTCCTGCTTGCGCTTGCTGCGTGAAAGTCATGAGGCTGCGGGCTTCACTTCTCCATTCAGTGCAGCCCATGCCTCGGCTTTGTTTGATTATCACTATGCAAGTCCGCAGGCTGGTCTTCTGGTTTTAGGTGATAAACCGGCGGGGCTGTTGATGGCAGGGTGGTTTGAGCATCCGTTCGGTTTTGGCCGTTATGCCAAAGAAACCGTTTGGTGGATAACACCAAGTGTTCGAGGGAGATGGGCAAGCAAGATGCTTGATGCCTATGAAGCATGGGCAAGAGAGCAGGGCTGCGTGGCTGCTGGCATGGCCTCACTCGCTACCAATGATGTTTCCCGCCTCTATAAGAGACGTGGTTATGCACCGGTCGAAGCACACTTTCTCAAAGTCCTCTGAGGCTTAGTTTTCAAAGAGATTATTCATGGCAATTTTTACCGGTATCGCATCTGCGATAGGCGGCCTGATGGCCTCTACCTTTTTGTCAGGGGCGGTCGGCAGCTTTTTGCTTAAAGCCGCCGTTGGTATCGGCCTCAATCTGCTTGCGCAATCCATTGCAGGCAAACCGCAGGAACCGGTATTTTCCATCAATGGCAGCCTGCAAGCCGGTGGTGACCTGCCGCGATCCTTCCTGATCGGGAGAACGTCAACAGCCGGTTCTCTGGTCTGGGTCAACACATGGGGGCATGACGGCGATACACCAAACGCTTATCTGACACAGGTTATTGGACTGTCTGATCTGCCGGTCGCTGGCCTGCGGGAGGTTTGGGTCAACGGTCAGAAAGTGACCCTTGATTACAATACGCCGGATATGTCGTGGGGTTGGCAGGTAAAAGAATATCGCAACGATGGTGATAATCTTTGGGTCAAATTCTATGATGGTACCCAGACTGTAGCTGATAGTTTTCTGGTCAATACCTGCTCCAATCAGAACCGCCAATGGGATGTGAACCGTGTCGGTCGTGGTGTGGCCTATGCCATTGTGACGGCGCGTGTCAGTAAGCAGATGTTCTCCGGTATTCCGAATTTCAAATTCGAGCTGGATGGCTTCAAATTCTACGATCTGTCAAAAGATAGCACCGCAGGCGGAAACGGTTCGCATCGGTGGTCTGATCCGTCCACATGGGGTGGTGATGGCGATCATCTGCCAGCTGTACAGGAATATAACCTGCTGCGTGGCCTCCGCTGGAATAATCAGTGGTTCTATGGTGTGCAGGGCATGTCTGCTGCGCGCCTTCCAGCTGACAACTGGATCAAGGCCATTAATAAGTGCCGTGCACCTATTTATGGGGCAAATGGCTTAGAGCCGACCTATCGGGCTGGTGGCGAGATCACTATTGATGCGCCTCTCGCAAATGCACTTGAAGCATTGAACACGTCCTGTCAGGGGCGTATCGCGGAAGTCGGCGGTTTCTATCAGATGTTTCTGGGCAGCCCCGATGCGCCGGTCATTCATTTCACCGATGACGATATTCTCTCGACCGATGAGCAGACATTCCCCCCGTTCTTCGGTCTGTCGGATACGATCAATGGTGTCTCCGCAACTTATCCGTCCTTCACTGACGGTTGGGTGATGAAGTCCGCGCCATCCTTGTTCCGTACTGATCTGGAAGCCTTGCACGGCAACCGGCGCTTGATGGCTAAAGTTGAACTGAACTTTGTGCCATATGCTGAACAAGTGCAGCGGCTTATGAAGTCGGCTCTTGAAGAGGGCCAGCTGGCGCGGCGGCACACTCTGGTCATTCCACCGAAATTCTGGGCGTATGCTGTGCCTGGCGTTATATGGGCATGGACTTCCAAGCGCAACGGTTATGTCAATAAGCTGATGCGGATTGATGGCTCGGTTGACCGTGCCAATCTTGATGTTTTGGCCGATATGACTGAGGTTGATCCGTCCGACTATGATTGGGAAAGCGGCTCGGATTATCGCCCGCCGGTTGACGGGGCAGTTGGTGCAATGCGTCCGCTGCCGACACCCATCTTCGATTTTGCTGTTACACCAGATATTGCACAGGACAGTAACGGCAATAATCGCCGGTGTGGCATTCGATTGGTCTGGGATGGTGAAGTGACCGGCGTTGATACGGTTATGTTTGAGGTGCGTCTCAAATCATCGCTGGCTGAAATCTATAAAGGCCGAACTGAAGATGTAGAGCGCGGGGCGCTATTGATTGCTCCAGGCATTCTTTTGCCGAATATGCTCTATGAAGTCCGTGCGCGTTACTCATCTTATGATGGCAGTACGCCCTTTGTCTGGTCTGACTGGATTGAGGTGCGCACCGCGGATATCCGTTTCGGTCCACTTGATATTTACGCGATCAATATTGAACAGCTCAATAAGGATATCAGCGATGTTCTGAAAGGTTTGGGAGAGACAGATCGGTATGTTCAGGAGGAGTTGGATCGTATTGGTGCGCTGGCAGCTGAGCAGGAAGCTGGCAATGCCGGTATGTTCAAACTGCTACGTGAAGAAGCGGCGGTCACTGCGGGCAATCTAAAGGCAGGTTACACAAGGCTCGTTTCCGTTTCCATCGGTCCCGGCAGTGCAATTGCTTCCCGTATCGAAAAGTTGGAGGCAAAAGTTGATGAGGATATTGCTCAGGCTGTTAGCCAACTGACAACGCGCATCAACACTGTTGGCGATACTGTTGAGGCTCAGGCTGAAGCAATTACCCTGCTCACTGCTGATGTCGGCAATTTCTCAGCTGGTGGTTTGATCCGCATTACCAGTGAAGCCGCAAGCGGCAGTGCTTTGAACCGGATTGCTTTCAGCAGTTATGTGCAAGCTATGGGGCAGACTGCACAGGCGGCGATGTGGCTGGAAGCCTTCACAGGTAATGGTGGCCAATTGCTCAGTCAGATCATCATGAATGCTGATCGTTGGATCGTAACTAATGGTGTGAACAGCATGTCGCCGATGACATTCATCAATGGTGAACTGACCCTGATGTTGGCAAAAATCAATGAAATCATCTCCGGTCTGATCCGCTCACCTGACAGCAAATTCGTCATTAATCTTGATGAGGGTTTTTTGAAGGTGTCTGACTGATGAATACAAGACTGCACTTAACAAAAAATCATCTCGTGGTTTCAAAACAGGGATTTGACGCGGACAATCCATCATTGGCAGAGGGTGATAAGCTCTTTGATAGTGATTGGTTATTCTCCAGCACGATTGTGGAGGTCGGTCTGCATATTGATCAATCCAGTTATAAAATGGATCCACCGCCGCAGAATTTGACCCGTTGGGATGAGCAAACGGATTGGTCTGCGCCGCAGATTATCAACTTTCAACCATTGGATTATGTTCCGACAGTATTGTTAATCAGTCTGTCTGATCCTCGGTACTGGGGTAATCATGGCATGGTATTGTTGGGCGCTCAGCCTCTCATCAATCGACCAAGTGATTATTGGCGCACGGGCGAAATAACCGTCACCAATAGTCGTATAACTATCCCGCGAATTCGCAATCCTTCTGGTTATTATCGGGAGAGCTTTATTTATCTGGTGATGGGGATATGACATGGATGAAAATATCCTTATCGGCAAAAACGGTAATCAGCATGGCATCTGGGTAGCCAAGCAGGGAAAAACCGTACAGCAGGGCGGCCAGATGCTGATGTCATCTGTTCAAGACATGCTGAAAATCCATGCGCAAGGCTCTGTTCCATCATTCGGCTACAATGAATCGCAAGGATTATGGCGGCATCAAATTGAAGTCCCATTTCAGGAGCTTCCGTTTATTCCGCTGGCATTCATGGGCTTTAAATCTTCCGCTGCTGAGCCGTTTCAATTCCCGCCTGATCTGAGCGGTATTGTGGCTACGCAATCATTTGGCGGAAATATTGGCTTGGTAAACTTTATGCCTGTTGTTGGCATCTCTCATAACAAGCTGACTTTTAGGGGCTGGGTGCCTCAATATGAATGCCGGTTCAATTATACCGTCTTTTTAGTCAAGCTACGTGAGAAGTTCTGATGGCGGGGCGGGTACTATTCCAGCGTGGTGCCAACTTTAAATTTCGCATTTCCAAACCCGGAAAAGACGTTGATAGCACTGATCTTTTTGACTTTGTGCTGCATGAGGGGATCGGCACTGTTGCCCCTTATGTAACAGGCTCGGTTCAGGTGCCAGCAAATAGCAATGTGCTCATTCCATTCGGACGCACCTATCAGCAGCCGGCACTGATTATGCTTAAACCGTCCGATGGTGTTGTCGCGTTTCTATCGCAATTTGAAGCCCGTATTCAAAGCGATATGGCTTCAATGAGGATTTACAACAAAACCGGCACAACGCGCTATGTCACCTATTACGTCTATTGGAATTCGATAGGCGGCTGACTTTCCTTACTACACTCACAGCAATCACCCGCTTTGTGCGGGAAGGAGAACGCATGTCTGCAACACAGACCAATATCACTCCACCAATACAAATTCACCCGCTGGCTGAACTGCATGAAACGGCGTTTCAGCTTGGCATTATCCGTCAGCGTAATCTGATTTTGGCTTCAGAAAATCTAATGATGAAAGAACGCATTCAAGTTCTGGAAGCGGAAAACAAAGAACTGATTGCAGAGCGCAAGGAAGGGGCAGATTAATGTCTATTCGTCCCGACTGGATGACCGGCACGCTTAATCTCGTTGCCGGAACACCTGACTTCACCACGACAGGGTCGGCTTTGCAGACCGCAGCCATTCAGGCCGGTGATGCGATTATCACGGCTACAGGCTATGTGCTGATTATTGCTGAAATCACCGGGCAGAACAGCGGTCGGTTATTTGATAATTGCCCTGTGGCAGCTGCCGGTGACGGGCAACCCTTGCGGGTTCGCTATCAGCCGGATGGTAGCCGTGTGCAGGCTGCTGTTCGGATGATGAGAGAGTTGCTGACCACAGGCAACCTTGAAGCATTTGCTGCACTCGTTGGCGAAGAAGATGCCGTACCGGTCTTTGTTGGACCAGGTGTTATGAAATTGGTGCCGAAAGCAGAGTTCGGACCCGATGATACAAAAGGCAATCTGGCCGCTCTCGCTGCGTTGGATAATATTTCCAATCTCTCAGAGCTTGCAGCAATTGCGAAAGCCAATGATCAGTTCATTATCATGGGGCCGGACGGCACAATCACGCTGAAGTCAATAAAAAGCGTGACTGATGCGATAGCCAAAAATGCGACTGAGATTGATAAGAAGTACGCTCTTCCTTTAGGTGGAACGGCGGATCAGCTGCTTGATGCGACCGGGGCTGCGATCTCCAAGGAGAGTTTGCCGATTTCAGATGCAGTACAGAAAGCATTGGATGCCAAAGCTTCTTATAACTGGATCATCAATGGCGATTTCACCATTAATCAGCGTGGTGGTGTGAAAAAGCCTGCCAATGGTGTGTATGGTTTTGACCGCTGGAAAGGTCACACAAACGGAATTGAGCAGATTATTGAGGCTCTGCCTGCAGGTGAATATACGCTCACTTGGTCGGGTGGAGGCACTGGCTCGTTCGGTGGGCAAACGAATGCCTCACCCATAAAAGCGACAGTGGCTAGCGGGAATACCTCGATTGTTGTTCCAGAAACCGCTACGAAAGTGTCAGTTGTGTCAGGAGATGCTACCGGTGCCGATCCTTGGTTAATATGTAAAAGGTCAGATGTAATAGAGGGATTGTTATGTCGCAGGTATTACCAAGTTTATAATAGCGTTAGAGGGGTGGGAGGATCAAATAACAATGCTTACATCGGGGGATTTTGGCAGTATCCAGTAGCTATGAGGGTTTATCCGTCAATTAGTTTTGATAATGGCTCCGGTGGGGCTGGCACTGTTTCAACCCAAGCTGGCGGCGATGCTTTAATCGCTGCCGGTGGGTTTGCAGCTACACCTTACTACTTCCAAGTTGATGCTATTTTAAATAAAAATACTGGAATGTGGTGGGTATTTACTATGTATATTGATGCGGAGTTTTAACATGATCGAAAGCGCAAAATATACAGTATTCGGAACAATACTTGCTGTTATCAATGGGGTGGAACTAACCATACCTGATATTGAGGAAAACAGACACCGCGCCATGATTGCTGAATGGGAGGCAGTAGGAAATCTCATCGAGCCTTACTTGCCGGTGCCAGAATCGGAACCTGTAATTATCATTCCTGCTGTCACTCTATGGGAACGTCTGACAGATTCTGAGGCCATTCAGTTGAATGATGCAATGGCTACTCAGCCAGTCCGCACTCGTCAGATATTTCTCACAGCCAATACATTCCGCTCAGATCATGAGCTTTGGCCTCTCCTGCAGCAGGTTGCTACTAATCTGTTTGGTGTAGAGCGGGCAGCAGAGTTGCTGGCCTACCCTCTAACTATTATGCTGCTTTAAAAGTAAATTTCACAGGAAAATTCAAATGGATAAAACCGTACCAGCTGGCGCGGCGATTCTGCTTGACTTCATTCGTAGGACTGAAGTCGGGCGGACTGATCGCGCGTCTTATGACGTTATCTACGGTCACAATCAGGGCAAGCTATCAAAACCAATCACCTCGATGACAATCGGTGAACTGGTTGATGCGCAAGCCAGTTTTACCAAGCGGTTCAAATCATCGGCCTCTGGTGGTTATCAGTTCATGCGCAAGACCCTGCAGGATTTGTCGCGTGATCTGCGGCTGAACGGTCGGCAGACTTTCGATCCTGATTTACAAGACCGCCTCGGCTATCACCTACTTAAGCGCCGTGGCTATGAAGAGTTCATGACCGGTACAATCTCCATGACTGAGTTTGCCAAACAACTGGCAATGGAGTGGGCTTCGTTTCCGGTGCTTGCCGTGACTAAAGGCCAGCACCAGCAGCTTAAACGCGGCCAGTCCTATTATGATGGTGATGCACTCAATAAGGCCTTGGTTTCGCCGGAAGCCATTGAGGCGGTGTTGCGTAAGGTAAAAGAGGCAGGCAACGACTTGCCTGTTCCGGTTCCTGAAGCGACGGAAGCGGAAACACAACCACTTGAACCTGAGAAGGCAAAGCCGGTTTCTCACTCAAAACGGTTTTGGACATGGCTTACAGCTGCGGTGCTTCCGGCAGTTGGTTTGCTGGATTGGCGGGTGCAGCTGGCTTCCGTGGTTGTGGTGGGCGGTATCGCGGTTTACGCGATTTATTCAATGCCGTCTGTGAAATTCAAAGTCGAAAAACTGTTAGAGGCGCTCTGATGCTGGGGCGGCTCCAAATAATACTCGCTGTGCTGGCCGTGTGTGCTGTCGTGCTCATGGGCGCATTTCAACATGGCAAATACAAAGAACGGCAACGCGGCGCAATTCAGCAGCTGCAGAGTGATATCCGTGCGGAGCGGGAGAGGGTGAAGGATGATGCGAAAACGCGCAATCAATCGGACTATGATTTCTGTGTTCAGTCTCTTCGCCGTCGCGGGGTGCA